AAAGAAAGAGAGGAATAAATAATGGGTATTAAAGTAGAAAAAATAACTTTATTAGTATCAAGTGATACAGGCAATCAAGCATTTGATAGGATAATATCTATGGTGCAAGAAGGAGAATTAATGGGAGAATATAAACTCATTGACTACGAAAATCCTACTGAATACGCATTGATAGAAAGTAAACACAGAGGATAAAGAATAATGACAAGAGATAGATAAGTAGTTTAAACAAGGTGCAGGATATTTCATTGTTTGACCTGCACCTTACCTCTACAAAAAATTATTTATGTCTACACAAATAGACAAGAAGGACAGTATAATTAAACAAGGATTGACATAGGAGAACTATGATATATCAAGTAATAAGTGTCAGCGTGTATGGTGGCAGGATGACATGGGAGTTTGACAACGAGCATGATGCGAAGTGCAAAGTTAGAGAACTCAAAGATTATGGAGGTATGTTTATAGTGAAGTTTCAACAGATAGAAACTTCTAAATAAATAATACTTAATAGAAGAGGAGGAAGTAGCTATGGCTAATATGTTTGATGACCCCAAATCATTAAAGACTTGGGCAATTAAATTAGCAAATGCTTGTGGTGGTCAAAAGGTGGAGAAGTCTATTATGTTAACAAAGACTAATCCCCAAAGACTCAGAGAATTATTAGATGAGTTTGTTAAAAACCATAATGAGAACACTATTAAAATAGCAAACGAAATTGCAGAACAAGAAAAGAAAAAGAAACCTACTAAGAAAGAAGAGGAGGAGTAATGTCAGATTACTATTGGATTCCATTGCTAATTATATTTGCAGTGGTAGCTATCACACTGGCTTCAGTTACGATAATTGCTGTGGTTATGTGGATATGGGAGAACAGACCATTTAGATATATAAAGTTAAGCGAAGATGCAGTTGATTTTATAGATGAATTACAAAGAGATATGTATGAGGATGATTTCAATGAGCGTTGATAAAGATACATTGATTACAAAATTAAGACACATACAGAAAAAAATTGACATAAAGACAAGTAGTTTAAACGAGCTACACAAAGAAAAAAAAAGTGTCATTGTCTTTTGTTACAGTAATGGTATGTCAGCAATATCTATTGCACAAGCATTGAACATGACACGACAGAGGGTATATAAAATACTAGAAGAGAACAAAGAAGAGAACAAAGAAGAGGAGGAGTAATGCCTAAATTTAATTTAGATAATTATGAAACAGTAGAAGATAGACTAAAAGTATTTTGGAAAGATAATCCAAATGCAAGAATAAATACAGAGATAGCACACATAACTGAAGATGGTACATGTGTGACTATTAGAGCAGAAGTGTTTAAACAAGAGGATGATGCAAGACCAGTGGCTACAGGTATAGCACAAGAAACTAAAGGGCAAGGTGGATTTGCTAACGCAGATGCGTGGATGGAGAACTGCGAAACATCTGCTATTGGTAGAGCTTTAGCTAACTGGAAGTATCAAGGCAACACAAAGCCAAGACCTAGCAGAGAAGAAATGTCTAAGGTACAAGTGGAGAAGAAACCAGTAAAGAAACCTACTAAGAAAGAACAAGAAGCTATGGAAAAGGTTGCTGATGAAATGGTATCAGAAAAAACTGAGGGCAAGAATGCTAAACAACTGAATAAAGTTATTGCAGGTTTTGGTTTTAGTAAAGATGTAGCCGATACATATAAAGCAGAAGCCTTTAAAAAATCTAAATTATCTAATGATGTTGAGTCATGGACTAATGATGAGATGAGTAAATTCTTAGATTTATTTGAGGAGGCTTCAGAAACAAAAACTAATCCAATAGAAGAAGTGTTTGGAGAAGTGATAGAAAAAGTAATACCTACATGCCCTGATTGTAAAGAATCACAGTGGATAGAGGACAACAGGGAGAAGAAAGATAAAGACCCAGAAAAATTTGGAGCAATTCCAAGTTGGAGTTGCAGTACATATCAAGGTAAAAAAGGTTGTGGATGGGTAGCTTGGGGTAACACAGACTGCCCTAAAGAATGGCTTTAGAACAAGCAGGTGGAGGTAGTTTAAACGACCTTATAAAAAAAATTAAAGACAGGTTTCCTGAACATAATTTTGACATACCACCTGAGCCAGATACAAAATGCAAGAGCCAATATGACTGCAAGGGTTTACGCAACATAACCTACAGAGATTCAGAAGGTGACATCTATTGTGGTAGAAGATTTAAACTGCAAGATGCTAACAACTCATACGCATGGACATACAAGGAGTGTCATGCTTTATTACAAAAGAAAAGACAAGGAGGAATACAAGATGAAATACCATTCTAAAGAAACAGATTATGGTTTCAATGGATTGATTAATATATTTAATCAGAAAGAAATAGACATGAATGAGTGGGTGTTTAAACAACTAGACAAAGAACGAGGTGGTATAAAGTTTATGTTGCCTAATGCAGAAGGTGAAATCTATTTAAAGTGGGATGACTTATATTATATTGATATTACATTCATAACTACAAAGCAAAAATATAATCAAGCAGTTTCATTGGGTGATTTAAAAGATATGATTACTTTATTAGAAGACCAAAGACAAAGAACTGTAGCAAACATAAGAGATATGTTAAAAGAAAAGTTTGGTAGTAATAAAGAACGAACAGATGGTTTACCTTTCTAATGGGTAGTACATACAAAGACTCATACAAGGATAGAAACTCAGGTGAAGATATGGCTGACCTTGCTATGCAGAAGCATCTTAAAGACAATGGTTGTGTAGAGTATCAAGACTATTTAAGAATAGGAACTGACCCAAAAGAAAATAAACTAGATTTATTTTGGTACGCAACAAAGATACTTTTAGTGCCTGACTACATACTTGTGCGTAAAGGTTTTATATTTTTTATTGAAGTCAAAGGAACTAACAAATTAAAAGCTGAAGACTATTACAAGATACAAGAGATGGCTTTCAAAGGTTCTAAATATAAAGAGGTAAAGGTAGGAATTATGTACTTTGCCCACAAGGATGCCGAACCTGTGTGGATAGACCACAACAAATTGTATGATTATTGGATAGACCCACGCATACCTATGAAGTATTATCCAGAGTTAGACTTTCAAGGTAACAAAAAAGCATACAAAGAAATACCTGTATAAGCCTATAAACACTGAGGATTTACACCTCTAAGGATTGATTCTAAGCCAATAGTTTTTTATTGTGGCACTATGTCCTACAGAATTTTAAGATTATCCCAACCTTTTTTGTTTACTGTAAATGTAAGCACACCTGGATGACTCCACATACCAGTTCTTGCAGTAAAGTCCAATGACTTATCTAAACTAGGAGATTGAAACCAAGTTCTATCACCTTGTTGCTTTGCACGAAAGTGATGATAGTGACCTGTAATAAGAATCTGACATTCACCTGCAGGAAGAAAGCCATACATCTGACCCTTCCACCAATTCTCTATTTTGTTTTCAGGATTCCCACTGCCACTGCTCATATGTCCATGACTAAACCCACAAGTTATACCTTTAATATCTAGTACTTGATGGAATCCATCAGGTACTTCTACAGATACTTTATTATATCTATCTGGATTAGCTTTCATTATTTCTTCACATATCTGTAGGTGCATAGTATCTGTGTTGTCTAATCTATTAGTAACAACTTGACCTTTCTGTGAACGAGAAGCCTCTCCATGATTACCAGGAACTCCTGCCAAAGTTAACTTATCAGCATGAGGTAGGAATGTTTCTATGGTTTTCATTATCATAGACCTAGCTAACGCATACTGTTCTATCATTGTGAGTTCAATATTAAATGCTTGACTGTCATAGAATCCATAACAGTTTTCTGTAAGGTCACCTAGACCTACCATGTATATCTCATCTATCATTACACCTGACTTACGCAGTTCTTTTATTCTGTTTACTGAATCTTGTAGTGCTATGTCGTATCTTTTGATAGTGTTCTCAACACCATAATCTTTTTTTCCAAGCTGCCAGTCTGCCATAAAAAACAAAAAAGCAGTGTCACCTCCATGTGTTTTAGGTTTTAATGTTGGTTTTCTACTTGCTTGTTTAAACAATGCTTGAAAGTATTTATCTTGTCCAGGTCTTTTCTTTTTTACAAGTCCTTTAAATGCAAAAAATGTTTCTGTTCTTCCACCTTTTAATTGAACTTGCCATGAAGATGACCTTACTGTACCTTCAATCTCATATAGTTTTGGGTCATATCCCCATTGCCTGAGTATCTCATCAAACTTGTTATTGTAATTTGGGTCTGTTCCTACATGTGTGATTTCACCTTGACCAGTGTGGTCATTGATGTCTACGCCAGGTTTCCATCCAGATTTGTAGAAGTTGTTACCCCATTCTTCTGGTACTTTAGGCATGATACCTCCTTTGCCCTGTCAATATCATTATACAGGGGTAAGAAGACAATATTTTTATTTAGATATTTGTTTCTTTGCGTATGTCTTGACAACTGCTAATGCAGCACCACCACCTGCAAGTGCAGCTAACTGTATTACTTCAGCATCTACACCTACTAAAGGTGCAACTGTTAATGCACCAATGAACGCTTCAATGAAGGTCCAGGCAGTTCTTTCAATCATATCTTTA